TTAATGACGGCATAATTCCCTTCAATGCCAAACAGGAATGCTTTAAGAACTCTATCTTCTCTAACACCTCTAGCAGTGGATAAGCCACAAATCTTTATAGACATGACATTGCACATAATTGCTTTAAACAATTCCAAAGGCTCTCCTTTGTGCACGCCAAAATCTAAATTACAGGCAATAGTGTTGCCATAGGGAAAATGTTTGGCCGGTACGTCAACAGCACGTGTGTTTTTCATAACTTCAAGGAAGCCAGCTCCTTCCAATTCATTGATGCGTTCATTTGCATCATCAGGATTAACAAAATCAGAAATGTATGCTTCAGAAGATAATTTTGAGCCACCTCCAATGGTCTTATACCATGAGAAAATAACACCCGACAAACCAAACATAGCAAGAATTATAAAATCTCCTCTATGAGTAGAAATTGTTTGTCCAAAAGTGTTCCACCCTACATAGTACAACAACTGACGAATACAAACTGACTTGTCACTTTGAAGCTTATCAAGGCGCTGTTGAGTATATAGCCTTGCGAGAATAAATCCGAAGTTCTTCCAACGTAAAAAAGGACAAACACCAACTATGGTCCATGTTAAAAAACGACCAAAAGGTGAGAAGTAAATAAATGCCAAAAGTAATAAGACAAGCCATCTGGTTGGACTAAAAACTATTTCAAAACCTGCAGACTTGGTTGCACTCATAACAATAGCACACTCTGAAAGTCTAGCACAAATGCCAGCCAAACGTTGCGAATGAACTCGAGTGTCATCCAAAAAAGTAAGAGCATCATCAATCTTACAATGCAAATATGCCCGAAAACAATAAGCAGGTGCAAGAGCAGTACCCAAAACATTTGCTTGTGATCGAAAACACTCTTTAGATTCCTCAATTGGAATGGGGTCTCCAAGGAATTGAGCAAAATCATAATCAACATCAGAAAACTTTTCAACAAAACCTTGATAAGCAAGATCAGCCAATTCTGATTCATCAAGCTCTTCCAACACAACATCTTCCGGGAAAACAAACTCTTTCTTCTCCTCCAGAGAGCGCAAAAAAGGTTCAACAAAACTAGATGCGTTAGCTTCCCGAAGAAAATCTTGCTTCTTAATCCAAGCACGACAATAATCAAGAAACCAAACACACATACCTTCAATACGCCCCTTGTATAGGACATTAGGTATGGAACGACGCTCATAGGCATGGTATTCAGTACACACAACTGTAAAGCGATCTAAGATATTGCCACCATTCTCAATGGATTTGCCCGAATCTAAGGCCGTTGTACGCCTACCATCATCCAGTATCTTAATGTAATCTTCATCAACAACAAACTCACAAGTAATAAAACGACGATCCATGGCTGAAGGAGTATGCATACATTCTCTAGTATTCAAAGTAATATTATTACTATCAATAATAGCCATCTCAAGATCAGTATAGATCTTACCTTTTCCATCAAACGCCATATTACAGGGAAAAGGATTAGAGTCTAT